TGTGCCTTCTGAGAGAATCCTTTCGGATTTGAACAGTCAATACTCTTTTTATATTTATTAGACCAAGACTCTTGAAATTGTTTGAATGATTTCATTAGAAGACTCCCATACCAAGTCCAAGTGTTACGCCTGGCAGTTCTACGAAGTTAGTGCCATCATAGAAGTTGATTTTTTTGGTTGTTGTATTGAAGATAATTGCCCCTGCCGCAAACGTTGCAGCGTCTCTTGCTGATGTTGTGTATTGTGGAAGGTAAAGAGCAGTTGAAACTGTTGCAACACCAACGGACACAGAATCAAACGTAGGTGTTGCAGATGCTGTGATTGTTGCTGCAGCACCTGAAGAAGTTGCTGTAATGTTGTCACCAACAAAGTTAAGAGAAACAACTGTTCCAGCAGTTCCTACTGTGCTACCCTCTTCCCTGATTGTGATGCCAGAGATGACAGATCCACCACCAACACCAGTCAGTCCTGTGCCATCACCAACAAACGCATTTGCTGTAATGATTCCAGATACATTTATGTTTTGACCAGATATGGCAGGCAAAGTAGAAACGCCCGTAACATCTAGTGTGGTTACAGATGCGATTCCGCCGATTACATCAGTTGCAACACCTGCTGTAGTTGCAAAAGTAGATATACCTGCTGTCAGAGCAAACGTTGTTTCAGTCGCTAAACCAGCAGTAACTGCATAGGTTGCCTCTGTTGCTAATCCTGCAGTAACGGCATATGTTGCTTCGGTGGCAAGACCAGCGTTGACAGCGTAAGTTGCAGTTGTTGCTAAGGTTGCAGTATCGGCATTTCCTGTGACATCACCAGTTATATCACCTACAAAACTTGTCGCTGTTATAATACCAGATGTATTAATTGAAACTGTGGTTCCAATACCAACTGACTTTTGAGTTCCTGCTGCGTCAGTAAATTCAATCTCACCTTTGGAATCTTGTTTGATTGTAATTGTGTTTGCAATACCAATTATAATCTCTTCAAGACCTCTAATTTGTTTTGCAGTAGGATCTAATGTAATTGATTCAGTTCCAATTGTCAAAATACCTGTGACTCTTGCATCACCGTCAACCAATAAAGTTGTATTTCCTGTACCAACATGCACCGTTCCGACACCGGTGCTTATTGTAGATATACCGACAACATTTATTCCATTCGCTAAGACATCGATTCCAGTTCTAGCTGTTACGATACCAAGAGAATCGACATTCTTAACATCTTCATATGTAATAGTTCCACCAACCGTGACATTTCCTGAGAACTCTGCAGACGCCGCTGTAATAATACCAACAGTAATGTTAGGTGTGCCAGTAAGTCCTTGAGCATTTGTTGCTGTGGTTGCTGTGGTTGCTGATGTCGCAGTATCAGCATTACCCGTGACATTACCAGTTATATTTCCAACAAAACTTGTAGCGGTTACAATACCTGATACGTTTATACCACTTCTAGCGGTAATTTGATATGGGGTATCAACTAAGTTTGAGTTGAGGAACGATGAGTTCCCCATGTATCCATGACTGGAGCACTGGTAATGTAAAACGAGTGGTGTTGAATCAGTTACCAGAATCTCTGTATATGCACCAGAACTACCAGCAGTTCCGTTTGTTGTAACGTTAGTTGTATATGCAGTTGTCTTGTCTGCCTCTAGATAAAAACGAAGAGGGTGACCGCCATTTGAACTATCAGACTGATCAAATCTATATGTTTTGCCTGGAAGAAGTGTAAGGAATGGAGATTCTATTCCGTCTAAAAAATATGCGCTACTAGAACCACTTCCATGATAACGGTGGTTAGTTGTCTTGCTATCAACTGTGGTTACAAATGTTTCTGTTGTAGAACTTGCTGCCCCAACTAATGCTTTGAAACTTGCAAGTCTACCAACTGTTGCAATACCAGATACATTTAGACCTGTCGTGATCCCTGTAAGAGAAAGATTTTTAAAGTGAGACGTGCCTGTGGTATCAATACCTGCTGTGCTACCCCCACCACCAGATGCATCAGCACCGACAAAAGTTTTAGTTGATGCTTGATACTTTAAGAACTTACCATCAACTAACGCTGTATCTCTATCAACATCATCAAGAAACTCAAGACGAACTTCACCACCGCCACCTTGTGCATTTACAAGATTTTTAAGATATTCTAATTCTCTCCTAATCTTAATAATCTCTGGATCACCAACGTTCTCTTGAACCTCTTCTTTTGACTTGATTGTCTCAAGAATTTTAAGTGCATGATCAACGGTATCCTCAGGAATCTCCTCTGTTTCTTCAGAAATTTCTTCGGGTTCTTCTTGCTCCTCTACAACCGGTTCAGATGGTTTAAGTGGTTCTGGTGTAATTAAATCAACAACTTCAAATGCTACATTTCCATTAGCATCTTCAATTTCAAGTTTTTCTTCCTGCTTAGGTTCGGAGTATAACCAAGACTCAAGTGCTTTTACTTGTCTTTTTTCTTTTGCCTTCTTCTTTTTATCTTCCTCTAATTTTTTCTTTTTCTTCTTTTTATCTTCGGCAACGGATGTTTTTACTTCTGCAAACAAAGAGTCAATATTAATCTCCCCAACAAGAGCTTGGAATTCTTCTTCCTTCTCTTGCCTGGCTTTACCTATGAGGGAAAAAAATTCTCCTAACTCTGTGCTCATTTCTTATCCTTTTCTTTCAGTAGTTTTGCTAATTCTGCAGTTGATCCAACAAACAAAGCATTATTAACTGTGGATGGTCCACGAACTTGTTTATCTTCTTCAACGTCCTTCAGTTTTTTCTGAAGATCCATCAACTTGTCTGTAGCGTCAGAAACACTCTTGATAAGTTGTCCTGCAACTTCATATGCACGGGGTTGATCAGACTCCTGTGCCAGTTCAAGAATACCGTTGATTGCTTCTTGACCTTTTTCAATTATAGAATATAAATTACCTCTAGTATACTCATAGTCCTTTTTAATGTCATCAACTTGAGCAGTAATTTTTTTAGGTTTGATGGGAGAAACCTCAGGGACAACCACTTCACCATCAACGTTGAAAGTTTCGTTCAAATCGTTAAAACTCATAACCCGTCAAATCCTCCAGTCAGAGTGCCGCTAAATCCAAAGTCATCACCCTCTTCAATCAGAGCATCATCTGAGGAGTCAATTACGAATACACCATCACCTTTGAGGTGAGTGACTGCAGCAGTATTATATTGACCTCTAAGAACAGAAAGTTTAGTACCGTCAATTGATTTGATAAAGATAGTCTCTCCATTCAAATCAACATAAGTCTTCTCACTTAAACCACTTGCACTATCAACGCTGATTGTCTTAGCAGTCTTAGTGACATCATCTGCCAGGTTGGTGATCGCATCACCCGTATAATTTTTGATTGCTCTTGGTTCGACAGAATAAGTAAGTGCTCTTGTAGTATTTGAAGTATCTGTGCCTGTGAGATAATTGACAGTTGCCTTCTTGATGATATCCTTCGTTGCAGAAGAAACAGGACCAAACAGGTATGTTTTTGCAGTAAATCTCAGAGTGTAAAGTAAGACTCTTCTTTTTGTAAAATCTCCTTCGTAGTCATCTTCCATGGTGATATTTTCAAGAACCACGGGAACATCTTTCTTTTCTTGAATTGTTGACACTAGTTCAACAGTAAGGTTATATGCTGGTTGAAAGTATGGTAATATCTGTTCTACGATTTGAAGAGCATCATCATTTAACTTGGTCATGATTGCCAGTTCAAAATTCATGTTGTATGGAACTGGCATGAATGCCTTTTTAGTCTCTGTTCCGTCGTCAGGATCTTTAACTGTAAACTGTTGAGTAGTCGTTACTTTTCTGGATGGATCGTAAGTAAGTCCTGTAAACTCAAACGACATTCTTGGAAGAGTGATTGCCGTTGGTTTGTTGAGATCAGGTGACTGCTCAATTCTTGCTAAAAACTTTTGAGTTGGACCATAGGCCAAAGGAACTTTTACAACAGAATTGTCCTGCTGAATCGTTACGTTATTGAAGAGGGTTCCAAAGGATATAATAGTCCTCCTCAAAATTTCGTTATAAAAGTATCCAAACATGTTAAGACCTTATGACAATAAGTAGTCCGACTAACTATATTTAGGGAATACCGAATGGATTCTGTTCGGAGAAGTCAAGAATATTATCTGCTTGAGTTTCAATCTCAAAATTATCAGCA